CTTCATCCGGATTTAAACCTTTGAATCCAGAATTACTTAAAAAGGCAAGAGAATGGGATAAAAAACATCCTCTTCCAAAAGTAAGAGATGTTACACCTAAGGGTTATGGTCCAAATGAATCATCAAGTCATGTTTATGTATCGGATACAAACGCTAAAAAAGTACTTGGTAAACATGATAGTCTTTTTAAAGCCAAAGCACATATGAATAGTTTATATAAGAAAAATCCTAAAGGTAAATATGCAATGCATACCGGTAATTTATCAAATACATTAGGTATTAAAGAAGCAACTGATCTTGATAACGCAGCAAAACAAAGTAAAAAAGCACAAATGGTAGCTAAACATGCATCCGAACGTGAAGCATTAGCTAAGAAACAACAACGAGAAAAAGATTCCATGAAGGAGGAAACAACTATGTTAAGTTTTGAGGATTTCTTAAAAGAAGCTGATATGAAAAATGCTGTTAAGTATGCAGTTGGTTTAGCCAAGAAACATGCCGGCAACATGACTCATGCAGTTAAATCAATTGAGAAAAAACGCAAAGGTTTATCTAATCACCCTGATGTTGAAAAAGCATTAAGAATTGCAAATGAAGAATACTATTGCGAAGAACTTGATTGGTCATATGAAGAATTTTTAGAAGAATGGACCCAACTAGATGAATTATCTAAAGGTACTCTAAAAAATTATTTAAAGAAAAAAATAGGTACAGTACCACATGATGCTGATGATGAAACATTAACAGCAAAACTTGATGCTAAAGATAATTTTTCTGATGCAAATAGAAAATATAGTTATCATGCAGGTGGTGGACACGGTACTAAAACACCATCTAAAGCAGAAATTCAAAAAGGTATTAAAAAAGATAATAAAAATATCAATAGAGCCTTACACAAATTGGCAAAAGAAGAAGTTGAATTTTTTCAATTAAATGAATTATCAAAAGGTAAATTGGTTAAATATGTTAAAAAAGCTGCAAATACAGTCCATAAACAGAGGCAACCAATTGATGGGCCAGATGGTGATCCAGAAGATTTAGAACCTTCAGATAAGTATTTCAAACGCATAGGTCATATTAATAAAGCAATTAATAAAATTGGTAAAAAATCAAAAAAGACTGAAGGTTGGGATAAAACAGAAACAGTAAAGCATCCCAACCAAAAAGTTTTAGATGTTGATGATGATGGTAAAATTGAAAAAGATGATTTTGAAAAACTTCGTAAAGGTCATCGTGGTAAAAAAGATGAGTCAAATTGCAATGAAGGTGCAAATAAAAAGATGAAAGGTGATGATCCATGTTGGGATAGTCATGAAATGGTAGGAATGAAAATGAAAAATGGTAAGAAAGTTCCTAACTGTGTACCTAAAAAAGAAGGTGTTGGTGACTGGATTAATAATAAATTAAATCAACTTGGTGATAAAATAACACAACATACAATGAAACAAGCAGCAAAAAATCCTGCTGAACTTAAAAGATTAAAACAGGGTATGGCATTAGCTGCGCTTGAAAAAGAAGAAGTAGAATCATCTGATGATGCATTATTTGAAACTGAAAAGAAAACATTTAAAGCATTTACATCCGAAATGCAAGGCGGTCGCTACGTACATAAAGGTACTAGATACGGTGGTGCTGCACAAAAAGATGATGAACATGATGCAGAATTTGGAAGTGATGGTAGTGAAAAAGAAATACTAAAAAATAGATTATTTGGTAAACCTGTCAAGAAAGAACCGGCAGTGAAACCAGTAAAACGAAGTCGTGGTCGTCCATCCGGTTCTAAATCTGGTGCTCGTGACTACTATAATAGAAAAAACTAGGAGAAATATATGGCACTTTGGTCAAATACAGATGCTCAGGCAAGTAAGCCTAAGTTTCTGACAAAACAAGTTGTAGTCGACGCAACCGATGCTGCGGTTGTGGTTTTAGGCTCCGACTCAATTAATATTAAAGGGCATAGTTATGAAACAGGTGATGCTGTTATCTATACCACAAGTGGTACACCAATTACTCCACTTGTAAGTGGTACAGTATACTATGTAATTCGTGTTGATTTTGACACAATTCAATTAGCTGCTAATGCAAACGATGCTGCTGCTGGTACAGAGATTGTTCTTACTGTTCTTGGTGATTCAACAGATGATACAATTGAACTTGAACGTTCAGATGTTGTATTTGTTTCTGCTGAAGAAGCTCAAACACCAGACAATAAAGCAAAAGGTTTAACACACGCAGGTTGGTGGACATATTCTACTTATGTAGATGCAAATACAAATACACGTCATAAAGCAGAATGTATCGTAGCAATGGGTACAGGTGATGTTGTATCTGGTGATGCAAACGATGATGCTATCGTTGTTGATCCAACAATTACTATTGATACACAACCATTACCACAAACAGTTACTGATCCAGATCCAGCAACATTTGTTGTAGCTGCTTCTGTTGATAATGGTGCAACACCTACATATCAATGGCAAAATGATGGTGGTACTGCAACTTGGGTAAATGAAGTTGGTGCAACAGGTACATCATTCACTGTTGATCCATCTACAGGTCTAGATGGTTACTCATACCGTGTTATTGTTTCTTCACAAGGTGCTGCATCTGTAACATCTAATGAAGTATTGTTAACTGTTAATCCATAATATAAAAGAGGGAGGTAATCTCCCTCTTTTTATGAATATAATATGCACCATTTATTGACTGAAGATAATTTTTTAACATATGCAATGAATCATTACGATAATTTGCAATGTTGTAGTATTGAAGAGTTTAATGACGATTTAAAACATTTTATCTATTTAAAGAAGTTATTTAGTAGATATCACGAAAGTTTAGATTTAAAAGAAAACTTAATCTTAAATCATCTTATTATATTATATAATTTGTTTGGTGACAAAGCAACAAATATGTTGTTTTTTAAAATACCAAAAGAACATTGGAGCTATTTAGTTACATTCTTAGTATTTTTGGGTCATATGCCAGATGAGTTGCAACAATATAACATTAAAACTTCTAATATAGAATTAGATTCATTTATTATGTCTATTTTAAGGAACCTTTAATGTCAAGATTTGTAGATAATATTATTGCATATCGCATACTTTCAATGTTAGTCAAAAACTTTGAAGATACCGAAGCATTCAAACTTGGTCTTATCGACAAAACAGGCAAGTCTCTCAAAAAACCTCAAACATCTCGTGAACATAATGCATATACATATTTGCATAAACTTGTATTTAATATGAAAAAAATTATCAATAGGTTACCTGGTGGTGAAAGTAAACTTAAAAGTCTAGTAACTGCATTATTTCTTATTAAAGAGTACTATGAAAGTAATAATAAGGAAACTGCATTAATGGAACAAAGGTTTAATAGTTTATATGAAATGGATTTAATATTAGCAGAAGAACAAATTATTGTTGAAAAATATTTTAAAGATATAGAAGAAGATGCCCCGGCAAATGCAACTGGTGCCGGTATAGCAACTGATCGCCCAGCAATAAAACAAAAAGATATTAATAAATACAAATTAAAAGGTTTATTCAAAAGATAATGTTTGGAACAATTAAATTATTCATTATAGGTGCAATTATTTTAACTCTTTGTGTCGGTATGTGGTGGGTTGCAAACCTTAAGGCGGATTTGGCCACGTCTGAAGCAAACAACCAGAAATTAGAAACCGCAGTTGCTGATCAGCAAGCAGTAATTGATAAAGCATACCAAGATATAGAGGAAATAAGAGCTATTAATGATACATTGAAAGTTGAAAGTGATAGACAACAAGCAGAACTTAAAGCGTTAAATGATAAATTTACCACTAATGCAAAAGGTGAAAAACGCGATTTTGGTGCCACTGCTACTGCCAAACCTAAACTTGTTGAAAAATTAATTAATAGGGGAACTCATAGTGTGGTCCGTTGTTTAGAGATTGCATCAGGTTCCCCATTAACTGAGAGCGAAATAAATGCTAAAAAATCAAGTGAAGCAAATAGGGAATGTCCTTCATTGGCCAACCCTAATTACAATCCTGTTATTAAGTAGTGGTTGTTCATTCTTAGGTTGGGATAATGTTAAACCAATCGAAGTAAAAACTGTAGAACAGGAACGTGTTAAATTAAATATAGATACTCCTAAACCATTGACTATTGATCCAATGGAATGGATTATTGTTACACCAGAAAATGTAACTGAAGTATTTGCCAAATTAGAAAAAGAGAAAAAAGATTTAGTATTATTTGCAATCACGGATGATGGTTATGAAATACTTGCCTCAGACATGGCACTTATTAGAAACTATATAGCACAACAACGTGTTATTATATTAAAGTATAAAGATTATTACGAGCCAGAGAAGAAGTAATGACAACAAAGGAAATAATTAATGACAACGAAAATATCATCTGATGTAATCCAATCTAACGCAATTACCACAGCGCAAATTGCTGATGGAGCTATTCCTATATCAAAGTTATCAACAACAGGCAGTCCTTCTTCTTCAAACTTTTTACGCGGTGATGGTTCTTGGCAAGATAATATATACCTTGAAACAGTATACGCAGTTACAGGAACAACACCACAAATTGCGGCAACCAATGGTAGTATACAAACATGGGCATTGTCTGGAAACTCAACACCAACAGATGGATTAAATTCAGGTGAAAGTGTAACATTAATGATTGAGGATCCTTCTGCTTATACCATTACATGGACATCGTTAGCAGACGAGTGGATTGGTGACATTGCTCCAGACCTAACATATATAGGATATACAGTAATTGAGTTATGGAAAGTAGGCACAACAGTTTATGGTGCTTTTGTTGGAGATACTAAGTTTAGTAATACCTAATGAGTATAGTAGCACATAAGTTAAGACGAGTAGTTAACCCGGAAGTAGACTTTGTTTATACCGGTTCACCAGCACCATTTCGTGTTATGGTAAATGGAACTGGCACTGGAACATTTAATGTTCCTTTTTCTGGATTTCCAAAACCAAAAGATGTTATGATATTATATGTAGGTGTTTCCTACACAACAGACCTAACAATAACCCTCGCTTCATCTGGATGGACTAAAGTCACAGAAATATATGCAAATGATACAAAGGCTAGCAATTTGGCTGTGTTTTGGAAAGCTATGGGCCCAACACCAGACACAGGTGTAGATGTAAATTATCTTACTGGTGGAAATGCAGGAGCTCATATAGCATGGGCACATCTCCTTCGTAATGTAGACAACACTACTCCTATATTAAACTTTGAAACTGCAACTAAAACAAATGGAGTATTAATTACACCTCCATCAATTACAACAACCAAGAATAATACATGGACATCTCATGTCATGTTTATGGCACATGATGAAGGTGGAGGTGCACGAATCTATACAAATACAGGCGCTTTTTTTAGACCTTCATTTTCTAATGGACAAAGTGCAGGTACTAATGATGGAGCTATGGCAATAGGTTATGTTAAAGATATACCAGGTGGAACAACAATTTCTCCACCACAAATGGAAGTAGTAGAAGCTTTTGTAGATAATACTGCATATTCAGCGGCATCAATTGCATTGGAAATTAACCCAAGATAGGAAAGACTATGTTTATTAAACTTACAAATGGAGATCCAGAGACTTACTCAATTGAACAACTTCATCAGGATAACCCTAATGTATCTTTTCCAAGAGAGATTCCAACAAAAATTTTAGCAGAATATAATGTATATCCATTGACAGTGGCAGATATACCTAGCTATAATGAATTAACTGAAAAAGCTGTATTAGATACACCAATAGAAGTGGATGGTGTGTGGATCCAAAACTATAGTGTGGTGCAACTACCAGAGCAAGAAGCATCTGCATTATGCAGAAGTGTCAGAAATGATAAATTGTCTTCATCAGATTGGACACAAGTAGCAGATGCACCAGTAGATCAAACAGCATGGGCAACCTACAGACAAGAATTACGAGATATAACATCTCAAGAAGGTTTCCCATTTAATATAATATGGCCAACTAAACCTGAATAATAAGAATCTAAAAGAATAAATATATAATTAGTAGTTACTAGGTAGAATAAATGGCAACAAAAATAACATCTGAAGTAATAGAAAATGGAGCAATTACTGATGCTAAACTTGCATCAGGAATTTCTTCTTCAAAATTATCTGGTGCTTTACCTGCTATTGATGGTTCTTCTTTAACAGGAATATCAACTTATGCTGATTCAGACGTTAAATCATTATTTAATGTTACTGGATCTGCTCCGATGTATGCTTGTAGAGCATGGGTAAACTTTAATGGAACAGGCACAGTTGCTATTAGAGCAAGTGGTAATGTAAGTAGTATTACAGATTTAGGAACTGGATACTATAGAGTTAATTTTTCTACTGCTATGCCTGATGCTAATTATAGTGTTATTGGTCATGCAAATCACATAACCACAACAACCACATCAAGATTATTTGTTCAATCAAGAAGTGATTTAAGAGCAACATCTTATGTAGAAGTCAGAGGTCTTGGAGATGGAGGTGGTCTTTTTGACCCAGAAGTTTTTGATTTAGCAATAATTAGATAAGGAATAATATGAGAATAATATATCAAACAGAAGAAGGACTAGCAGTATTAATTCCTACAGGTGAATTAGATATAAACGAAGTTGCTCGTAAAGATGTTCCTGCTGGTGTTAATTACTGGATAGTAGAAGATAATGAAATTCCAAGTGATAGAACATTTAGAAACGCATGGGAATTAGATGCTAATATTGGCACACCTGACGGACAAGGTATTGGTGCAGACGCATGGTTTTTAGAAAATAGATAAAAATGAAAATAAAAATTAATATAGATAAAGCTAAAGATATTACTAAAGATCGTTTACGTCAAGAGCGTAAACCACTTCTAGAAGAACAAGATATATTATATATGAGAGCTCAAGAAGCCGGCGACGATACATCTGCTATTATGGCTGAGAAACAGAGATTAAGAGACATTACTAACCAGGTTGATAATATCACTACTATTGAAGAATTAAAAAAAATAAAGGTATCATAAGTATCATAAATGGCAACAGAAGCAGATATCAAAGCGTTAGAAAGAATAGTTGAAAAACTAGACGATTCGATCGAGAAACTTACCGAGGTTAATAATAACATTGGTAAACTACTTGCCGTACACGAAGAAAGAATGAATAACATGGAAAAGGATACGGATCGAAATGTAGAAGATATCCGTGATATCCATGATAAAATTAATGAGTTCCAACGTGACTTGCTTAAACGCATGGATGCATTAGATGATAATATTGAGAAAAAGTTAAAAGAACAAGCTAAGAATACCACACAACAACACAATGAAATACAAAAGGGTGTTGAAGCTAAGATTGATCAACTAGCTATCAGACTTTCATCACTTGAACAATGGAAGTACTTTGTTATTGGTGCTGCAGTAATATGTGGTTATCTTATTAATTACTTAATACATATATAGACAAACTCCATACAGATATAATATCACTTCTAATAATTAATGTACAATGATTTTTTTTATAAAAATTAAATTTACATTTAATTCAATACATGATATAATTACATTATGATTTTTATTGACTCAAAATATCTTGGTCGGCTGAGTTATAAACTAAGAAATTTTAAAAAGAAAAAGGATAACTATTGGAACTTCAGTTGTCCTATCTGCGGTGATTCCAAGAAAGATAAATTAAAGGCACGTGCTTATGTGTATGAATATAAAGCGCGTCTAGTATCCAAATGTTTTAATTGTGGCTTTAGTTCTAATGTAGGCACACTTATTAAACATCTGGATTCACATTTATATAATGAATATGTATTGGAAAGGTATAAGGAAGGAGCGTCCAAATACCATGATCATGTAGATATTACTGAAATAGATAATGTACAAATACCAATAAGCACTGATTTACAAAAAGCTGGTTCAATATGTTTGGAAGATCTTCCATTCAATCACCCTGCAATTAAATATGTGTCAAAAAGAGGTATACCATCTAATAAATGGCATTTACTTTATTTTGCTCCAAAATTTAAAACATTTGTTAATAACTTAAAATTTCATTTTCCAAATGTGGATAATGATATACCAAGGTTAATAATCCCATATTTTTATGAGGGTAAACCTTTTGCATTACAAGGAAGAGCATTTGGTAAAGAAGAACCAAAATACCTTACAATTAAACTCGATGAAACCAAAGAAAAAATATATGGTCTTGATAGAGTGGATTACAACAAAAGGATTTACATTGTTGAAGGGCCTATCGATTCTTTGTTTCTACCTAATACCATTGCTGTTAGCGGTGCTGGTATGGACACACCTGCTATTAATTCTCTAAAAGCCAATGCAACATTGGTGATGGATAACGAACGTAGGTCAAAGGAAATCGTAAATTATATTGAAAAATATATTGAGGAAGATTATTCAGTGTGTATGTGGCCAGATAATATTAAAGAAAAAGATATTAATGAAATGATATTGGCAGGTAAAACTTCTGATCAAATTTTGAATATAATAAATACAAATACCTATATGGGGATTGAAGCAAAATTGAAACTCACAGAATGGAGAAAATGTTGAAGGTAAGATTAATTAGTTATTCTAAACCACATGAAAATATTATAAGTGAAGGACTAGAATCAATACAAGATCTAATAGCATTCTGTGCAAGAGTATCAAACCCATCAAACCAATATAATAAAGAAACATCTGAAAAATTAATTAAGTATTTAATTAAACATAAGCATTGGAGTCCATTAGAAATGGCATCAGCATGTTTGGAAATAGAAACAACAAGAGATATTGCCAGACAAATATTAAGACATAGGTCATTTTCATTCCAAGAATTTTCACAAAGATATGCAGATCCTACTAAAGATCTAGACTTTGTTGTACGAGAAACAAGATTACAAGATATAGAAAATAGACAAAATTCCGTTGAAACAAAAGATAAAGATCTTATTAAAGAATGGAATAAGAGACAACAATATGTTATTGATTTGGCCAAGGTAACTTACCAATGGGCTATTGATAATAATATTGCAAAAGAACAAGCCAGAGCAATACTACCAGAAGGTAATACAGTTTCTAGAATGTATGTGAATGGTACATTAAGATCCTGGGTACACTTTATTGAAGTGAGATCTGGCAATGGCACACAAAAAGAACATATGGAAGTGGCTAGAGAAATAGCATGTGCCATAGCAGAAATATTTCCAATGGCAGGAAATTTTTTACAAAATAATTAGAAATTATTGATACTGGTGTATAAATATGAAAGGCAATAAAATTATTGGCTTCACGGCCTCCACATTTGATCTACTCCATTCAGGACATATTACAATGTTACGTGAAGCTAAAGAAAATTGTGATTATCTAATTTGTGGTTTACAAATTGATCCATCATTAGATAGAACTGACAAAAACTCTCCCGTACAAACTGTGGTTGAAAGATATGTACAATTGTCAGCAGTGAAATATGTAGATGAAATTATCGTGTATCAAACTGAAAGAGATTTAGAGGATATATTGGAAATGTTTCACATTGATGTTAGAGTTCTTGGCGAGGAATATAGAGAGAAAGATTTCACAGGCAAGGACATATGTAAAAAACGTGGTATCCAGTTACATTTTAATAAGAGGGATCATAGATTTTCATCTAGTTCTCTCCGAAAATTGGTCAAAGAAAAAACATAATAAATGGAGTCGGTATGGATGATGTAGTTCATGGCATCAAGGTTGACTATTCTCGTGATTCTCTATTTGATGCTCTTGGTCTTACAAGACTAAAAGAATCATATATGATGGATAATGAGGAAAGCCCTCAACAAAGATTTGCCTATGTTTCAAATATGTTTGGGTCAAATCCAGAACACGCACAACGGTTATATGAATATTCAAGTAAGCATTGGTTAAGTTATTCAACACCAATCTTATCTTTCGGTAGATCTAAACGAGGTTTACCAATATCATGTTTTTTAAATTTTATAGACGATACCGCCGAAGGTCTCGTGGAGAACTTAAGTGAAACTAATTGGTTATCTATGCTTGGCGGTGGTGTTGGCATAGGTTTTGGTATACGCTCTGCCGATGATAAGTCTACTGGTGTTATGCCTCATCTCAAAATGTATGATGCTTCTTCATTGGCTTATCGTCAAGGTAGGACTCGTAGGGGTTCTTACGCTGCTTATTTGGATATATCTCATCCGGACATATTAATGTTCTTAGAAATGAGAAGACCAACAGGCGACCAAAATATGCGTTGCTTAAACCTACATCATGGAATTAATATACCCGATTCATTCATGGAAATCATAGAGAACTGTATGAAAGATTCAGACTTTGATGATTCATGGGAATTAAAAGATCCTCATTCAGGAGAAGTTGCTGAAGTGATATCAGCAAAAGAATTATGGCAACGTATCTTAGAGATGCGTATGCAAACAGGCGAACCATATTTACACTTTATTGACGAGTCAAACAGACGCATGCCGCAGTGGTTGAAAGACAAGGGCTTAAAAATCCACCAATCAAACCTATGTTCTGAAATCATTTTGCCGACTAATGAAAAAAGAACAGCGGTATGCTGTCTGTCTTCTATTAATTTGGAGTATTACGATGAATGGAAAAATAACACAATGTTTCTTAAGGATGTGGCAGAAATGTTGGACAATGTCTTGCAATATTTTATTGACAATGCTCCTGATACCATTTCTCGCGCTAAATACTCTGCTTCTATGGAGCGGAGCATTGGTGTTGGTGCTCTTGGCTGGCATGCTCTCCTTCAGCGAAAAAATATCCCCTGGGAATCCGCAATGGCTACAGGTCTTAACAAAGAAATATTCACAACTATCAGGCGCCGCTTGGATTCAGCGAATAAACACTTGGCTGAGGAACGTGGTCCATGCCCTGACGGGAAGACCGCGGGAGTAAGATTCTCTCATGTAATGTCTATTGCTCCGAATGCATCTAGTTCTATTATTATGGGTAACACTTCACCAAGTATTGAACCATTTAGAGCTAATGCTTACAGACAAGATACATTATCTGGTTCTCATATGCATAAGAATCAATATTTAGATAAAATTATTCGTGAAAAAGCAAAAGATCCAGATAAGTATGATGAAATTTGGTCATCTATTATCGCTAATGATGGTAGTGTCCAACATCTCTCTGAACTTGATGATTGGGAAAAAGATGTATTTAAAACTGCAATGGAGATTGATCAACGATGGGTTGTACAGCATACTGCAGACCGTCAAGAGTTTATTGATCAAGCTCAAAGTTTAAATGTATTCTTTAGACCTGATACTGACATTCGTTATATTCATGCTGTGCACTTTATGGCATGGAAACAAAAACTTAAAACTATGTACTATTGTCGTTCTGACAAAATTGCAAAGGCCGATAAAGTTGCTAAACGTATTGAACGTGAAGTGATTAAAGAAATTGACTTTAAGCAAATGACAGAAGGTGATACTTGTTTAGCATGTGAGGGATGATATGGAAAAAATATTATTAAAAAGATTATTAGAAAAATATTTAGCAAAACAAAAGAATGTATCATGCTTAAAAAAGGATGATAGTATAGTTTATATTAGAATAAACGGCAAAAAAGTATTTCTTAAAGATATATATACAGCAGAAGGCTTTATTAACATCGAGACAGAGGACAAATAAATGGTGGATAAGAAGTTAACACTAACAGATGATAGAACATATTACAAACCTTTTAACTATCCATGGGCATTTGATGCATGGTTAAAACATGAACAATCACATTGGTTACATACAGAAGTACCAATGGCAGAAGATGTAAAAGATTGGAAAAAGAAATTAACAGCAGAAGAAAAACATTTCCTTACAAACATTTTTAGATTCTTTACTCAAGGAGATATTGATGTTGCTGGTGGTTATGTTAAAAACTATTTACCATATTTCCCTCAACCAGAAATTAGAATGATGTTAACAGGCTTTGCTGCACGTGAGGCATTACATATTGCAGCATACTCTCACTTAATTGAAACTCTTGGTATGCCAGAATCTACATATAATGAATTCCTAGAATATGAAGAAATGAAGGACAAACACGATTATGTTATCACGATCAGTTCAAAAAATGGTGACAAAGCATCGACTGCAGCACATATCGCTGTATTCTCAGCTTTCACCGAAGGTATGCAGCTTTTTAGTAGCTTTATTATGCTTCTTAATTTTCCTCGCCATGGTATGATGAAAGGCATGGGTCAAATTGTTACATGGTCAATTGTTGATGAAACAATGCATGCTGAATCAATGATTAAGTTATTTAGAACTTATATTGAAGAAAATAAAGAAATTTGGAATGATGAACTTAAAGAAAAGATCTATTCTATTGCTGAAAAGATGGTAGAATTAGAAGATAAATTTATCGATCTTGCATTTTCTAAAGGAGATATGAGAGATTTAAATTCAATTGATGTTAAGAAATACATTCGTTATATCGCAGACAGACGTCTTATCTCTCTTGGTATGAAAGGTATCTTTAAAGTTAAAAAGAATCCTTTACCATGGGTAGAAGAAATGATTAATGCTCCTGTGCATGGTAACTTCTTTGAAAATAGAGTTACTGATTATGCTAAAGGTGCATTAAAAGGTTCTTGGGAAGATGTCTGGGGTACAGCTACCGAAGCTCAGGCGGCATAAATAATATGGCTATTAAATACTTCCACTGCGACCAATGTGATTCTACTGGAAAGGTTTCTATTAAAACCAATGATGTTTCCATTAATGATATTGTTTATTGTCCGGTATGTGGTGGAGATATCTATGAAGAAGAAGATGATTATGAAGAATAATAATGTGGTTATACAATAATAAAGAATATGATAACACACCAGAAGAATATCAAGGGTTTGTTTATGAAATAACAGAACTTGATACTGGTAAAAAATATATAGGCAAAAAATTCTTTTGGAAGCCAAAGATTCTGCCAAAGAATAAAACTCGTAAGAGAAGAATTCGTACAAGAGTAGAATCTGATTGGCGTAATTATTATGGATCAAGCAAAGAAGTTCAATTGTTAGTTGAAGAAAAAGGTAATGATAATTACAAAAGAGAAATTCTTCAATTATGTAAAACAAAAGGTGAATGTTCTTATTGGGAACTTTACCATCAAATGATTAATCATGTATTACTAAAAGATGAATATTATAATGAATTTGTCGGAGCGCGGATTCACTCTAAGCATTTAAAAATAGATGATGAAGAAATATAGAATACATATTGTTGGTAACGGTAATAGTTGGACTGATTTTAAGAAGATAGACCAAGATGATTATGTCATAGGTACAAATGCTACTAAATGTAAAGAAGCAAATGTAACATTATTATCTGATATTCATATCTGTGAAAAAATAAAAGAAGGTAAAGTACAAGTTAATGTTCCTGTTGTTGTAAATAAACATGTTGAAACTTGGATTAATAGCAATCCTGGTTATTTAGAAATATACGATATACAAGTAAGATTTAAAGATATTACCCCACTTGAATATTCATCTGGTCATTATGCAGCAATTTGGGGTATTTTAAAATTTGAACCCGAAGAAATCCATATCTGGGGATGTGATTCTTTATTTGAACCACATACTCGATCATATACAGATGAAATTGTTGTACACCCATCAAAACACAATACGAAATTAATGAAATCTTGTGCTGAAAGATGGAGAAGAGCATGGAATAAAATAGAAAAAGAATATGGACCAACAAAATTTATCTTCCACACTCCTGCTTAATGACACATCTGACTACCATTATGGTTGTAAAAAGGTAGTAGAATCTTTTAACTTTAAACATAGTTTTAAAACACGTGAAGCTCAATTGGCATTATCTGCCAGATTTCAACAATACACAAAAGTAATACTAAATGGTGAAGGTACTATGCACCATTCCTCAACCATAGGTATTAAATTCCTTGACGCACTTAATAGAGCAGTCGAAGCAGGATGTGAAGTCCAATTACTAAACACTGTATGGCAAGATATGCCTAATCATCCAGTTCTTAGTAAATGTAGTAGAATTACGGTAAGAGAACCATTCTCATGTACAGAATTATATAAATATAATATAAAATCTGAAGTATATCCTGATCGATGTTTAATACATCCCGTTGAATTTCAAAAATATCCACACATTGAAATATATAGAGGCCAGTATTTTAATTCAAATAAAAAATATATTGACTACCCTCGCATTAATATCTTTGAACAAGATTGGAATGAAGTCGTAAATAGGTTACGACATTCTAATCTATTGATTACTGGTAGACATCATGAAATGTATGCTGCGATTAAAGCGCGGTGTAAATTTGTAGTTGTTAAAGGCAATTCGTGGAAAAATGAAGGATTACTTAGACAATTTGGTTTAGATACTGGTATGTCACAAGATGATATACTAACTGGTAAATACGATAGTCAATTTAATGAATTATTTGATTATTGTGATACCAAAAGTAAAGAATTAGGAGCTCAGTTATGACAATCTTAATGTTTGCAACTGCATTATGTTTATCGGCTGTTGCTGCATTTTATTCTCTAGTAGGATTAGCAGCAATCTTCGCGGCCGCAGTAGTACCTATTATTATTATGGGTACTATTCTTGAAGTTTCAAAACTTGTTGTTGCAAGTTGGTTATATAGAAATTGGGGTCCAGTACCATTTTTATTAAAATCATATCTTACATTTGCTGTAATTGTATTAATGGTAATTACATCAATGGGTATTTTTGGATTTCTATCAAAAGCACATATTGAACAAACTGCAATGAGCAGTGAGAATATGGCACAAATAGAAGTTATTGATGAAAAGATACTTAGATCAGAAGTTAAAGTTAAAAGATGGCAAGAGGAAATTGATAGATTATTAAGTACTGGTAGTACAGGTACAGGTTCAATATTATTAGAACAAGATCAAGTTGCTCTTAAAGATTTAAGAAATCAAATTAAAAGTGAAAAAGATATAGTTCGATCAGAGGCAGATAAAAGAATTGCCAATGCTCAACAAAGACGTGATAAAGAAATTGAAGCAGCCAAACCATTACTAGAAGATTGGGGTGGCGAAGAAAAATATAACAAAGAAGTACTCAAGGCTAAACAAACTGAACAAAATGAATCAAGTGTTGCACGGACTGATCGTGATAAAAAATTAGTTGCAATTGATAAAAAATATGCAAAGGAACTTAAAACTTTAAACAAACGTATTGATACTGCACGCGCAGGTTCAACAAATAAAGCAGCAAATGCAGATAAAAGAATTAAGGAACTTGAAAAGAATATCGAATCGGAACAAAAAGCAATTGATTTGGTCCGTGAAGATAAACTAGTGTTTGAAAAGGAATATCGTAAATTGGAAGCTGAAGTTGGTCCAATTAAATATATTGCTGAATTAATTTACGATGAAACTGATCAAACAATACTAGAAAAAGCAGTTCGATGGGTGATTATATTATTAGTTACAGTATTTGATCCATTGGCTGTATTAATGTTGATCGCAGCTAATTGGTCATGGAAACATGCCAAACCTCTTGCACCAAGACCTGTAAGTAACTTGGGACCCATGCAAAAGGAGATTCTTAAAGGACCAACTAAGGAACCTCCTGTAAAAAAGCAACAACCTGAGGCTAAAGAAACACCTATAGTCTCAGGCTATAGCTTTAAAATGGAAAAGCAAAAGGAAGATAAAAAAGTTGATGTGAAGAGATCAAAAATTCGTGCAAATGTTGCCAAAAAAATATTTATGAAACCAAATAATATTGATCCACTTTTAGGTAGATATTTAAGCGAATTAAGAGAGGAAGAAAAGAAACGCGAAAATAAAAATTAATTTTTAACCCGAGAGAGAGAATAATGAGAGAACACTTCCAGTATTTTGTATTGGGTGTTTTGCTTGGCTTATTGGTCATGTTTGGTAAACATGCTTTGGCTGAGACGAACACCATATCATCAACCGTATCTGGCACAGTCACAGGTACAACAACCGTAGATAGAACACCATCTACTGCCATGGCACCAAATATCATGATTAATCAAAATGATATGTGTAAAGCCGGTATAGGTGCAGGCGTCCAATCACAAGTTTTAGGTATAGCAATGGGAGCATCTATTGATGACGAAAATTGCGAAAGAATAAAACTATCACGTTCACTTTTCCAAATGGGAATGAAAGTAGCAGCAGTATCAGCACTTTGCCAAGATGGTAGAGTTTTTGATGCTATGATGATGGCAGGAACTCCATGTCCAATTGAAGGTAAAATTGGTAAAGAAGCACTTGAACTATGGAAAGTAAATTATGATCAAGTTCCTCAAAACTCAAAATGGAAACCAGCTGATAAGGTTGTTATTGTAAAACCTAAAGAAAATGAACTTACAAAATCACCAGTAACAACAAATAGTTCTTTACCAATGGGTGCTAGAATACCTAAGCACATTCCTAAAGTAGAAACATTTCCATTGACTGATGAAGCTGATTTAGGCGACATTGATGGATGAGTTAGAAAAAATACAAAAAAAATTAAATATAATCAATAACTTTATATTTGGCATAGTTATGTATTTTTTGATAGCACTATTTTTGCTTTTTATGTTTGCACCTAAAGTTTTTGCTTATGAAGTAGGTGGTACGGGTCCTGAAGGTGGCACAGTTACAGATATATCAACAACCGAAGAGGTAACAAGTGTTGAATATGTATTAAGAGCGGATGGATTTGAAGAAGAAATAACCACCACTCTTATTACATCAACCATTACAGAAGATGTTCAATCAACTACTTCTTCCATAGTATCATCTACCACAACCGAAACCATTACATCATCAAACTATGTAGATGATAGCAACACTACAACAAGTTCAACAAATATATCTATTCCAGGATCAACCTATGGTTTGGATGGTGCTGATTTTTCAACTGGTGGTCAACAACTCGGTGGTGGTTCATTAACATATAACTTTTCAGTAGATACAACAAATGATATTGATATGATTTTATATGGTGCAACCGTATATTCTCATAGTTCAAATGCATCTGTACCATTATGTTCTCAAACATCTGACGATTGTAAAGATCAATTTAAAATTACTGTAAGATTATATGATAATGGTTCTCTTGTGAATTCATATACTCATAATTATACAGATATTAACTGGACCGGTTCTCAAAATTATTCATGGACACAAGATGTTTCTGGTTACTTTTTTAATACAGCATCTATGGAATTATATGGTATGGATGCTGGCTATTATAGTGGATATTATGGACCAGGATTCAGTGATGCTTATTTTCAAACACAATATGATCAAACAGTGACAATAATACAAACAATTGAATCAATTGTAACCAACTCAGTAGAAACTGTATTAACAGAATATCAAGAATCAATTATTGAAACATATCTTGGTAATCCAGCAACCGATGTATCCACAATTGATGATTTTGGTTTTGAAAATATGTCTATGGAAGTTACAGTTGATTCACCTATGGCTATGGATTCATTAAGTGATTTTTCTATGGATCTTGGTGGGTTTGATAGTGGTGATATGGGTGATGTTGCTATGGTAGAAATGGATGGTGGAGTAGAAGAAATGCCAGATATTGATATGAACGATGCCGGTGGTCCTGAAATAGAAATGGATATGGGTGGTGCTGAACCTGAAATGGAAATGGATATGGGTGATGCTGGTGGCCCTGAAATGGAAGCAGAGGTTGATGCTGGCCCTGAAATGGAAGCAGAGGTTGATGCTGGCCCTGAAATGGAAGCAGAAGTTGAAGCTGGTCCTGAAACTTCACCAACACAACAAGCAAAATCAGAAAGTAAATCAGAAGAAAAATCAAATAAGTCAGAAGAAAAGTCAGAAGACAAAGTAACAATGAAAACAATTATTGCAACTCAGGCAGCAGATAAAGCAGTGAGTGATGTTGTATCCAAACTTACTCAAGAAAACCAAATGAGAGTAATTGCAACATTAGGTGTTGATTTACGAGATGTTATTAATCTTAGAGATGCACAATTTTATTCACTGGAAACGATTTATATAAATAATAATATTGAGGATCTATATGGTGTAGCATTTAGTCGGGCACACGACTATTTACATAATCAAATGGTTGAGTCTCAATATAAAACGGGGGAATAATTATGGCTGAATTTCATCCAGCAGATACAAATGGTGATGGTAAAGTTTCACCAGACGAACATCAAATGTACATGGAATTTAAAAGAAAAGAATTAGAAGATGCAGATGCAATGCGTGATGCACAAAGAAAAATGGCATGGTTTGCATTATTTGGTATGTTACTCTACCCATTCGCGGTAGTATTAGCAGTATTATTATCACTAGATGCTGCAGCAAAAATACTAGGTGATATGGCAGCAACATACTTTGTATCAGTTGCAGCAATTGTAGCAGCATTTTTTGGTGCTCAAGCACTAGGAGTAGGTAAAAAAGCAAGTGATAAATAATATTTTGATTTGAAAAGGAAAACATTATGGCTAAAGTAAAAATGAATTTAATCAGGTCACCTCATGTACCTGTTCATAAAAGAACATCACAAGGTGGTAAAAAACCTAAGATGCAAACTATGAATAAACATAGAAAAGCAACATTCAAGAAATATAGAGGTCAAGGAAGATAAAATGGAGATAGATGTAGGGGGTCTTAAATTTAAAGGAGGTAAAATCTTTATGGTACTTACAGCATTATCAACTGCTGCTGGTATTGTATGGGGAGCTGCTTTATTTTGGCAAGATTATATGGATATGAAACAACAAATCCAAACCTATGTCGCTCCTGATCTATCTGATTTTGACAAACGTCTAGAAGTAATCCAACAAAACTCTGAAAAAGCAGTAGACTATACAAGAGATATTAAGAATGATTTGAAAGATGATATTCGAAAACTTGAAGATGTAGTTGAGACTGTTGAGAGATCCACAAAGGAAGCTCAGCGTGATATGGATAAAGATTTAAGGGAACTACGTAAAGAAGTAGATATGAAGATTAAAAAGGCCCTTGATAACCCATTAGCTGGGATGAATGCCTCATCTAATTAAATAAATCGCAGTTTTTTCGTTTATTTTACACTTTTTTAACGAAAAGTGTTTACATTAAATACGTTTTATGGTATAATGTATTTAATTGGTGAAATAAGAGATATATTATGAGTTTTAGTGCAAAAGAATCATTGAAGTTTTATAAACAATATAGTTACGATCAATTAGTAACTACATTATCCGACTATCATAAAGACATTTATGGTTTCCGTCTTGGTATGAATGGACAACCATTAAAAGAAATTCTAAGACAATTATTATTCTTAGATAAGTATACCGCGGATCCACGTAACCGTGCTGAATTAGAGGCAAATGGTTGGATCTTTGATGATCAAAATCTGACAACAGATGAAGTTTATCTAACATCGGATGAGCAATTTGCAAAATTAAATGCTAAACATAGGTAGCATAAGTCCTATGGACAGAGAGGACTGGAATCGAGACAAACGATACGCAAATGAGCCTTAGACGAACTGGCGGTTTAGGTAAGGAACCTCAAAACGAGCGCAGGAGGAATAAGCCAATCTTTCCGACCTGCAGTGCTTGCAGGAATACGATTGGCATTTATTATGGAGTATTTTATGGAACAATATGAGAATATTGATTTTACTACGGACACTTTTAAATCACAACTTAAAGAGGCCCTACAAAGGAATGAAGTCGGCATTACTTTTACCAAAAGGGACGGATCTGAGAGAACAATGCAGTGCACACTCTCAACTTCCAGAATTCCCGGAGAACAATTACCGAAAGGAGGAGATACCAGCTCTACTAAAACCTTTTCCGATGAAGCATTGCGAGTCTTTGACATAGAAAAAGTAGCCTGGAGATCTTTCAGGTTCGATTCAATCAAATCAATAACCTTCCCATCTAAATTTTAAGGATATATAACTAGAGAAATATATTATGAGAAAAAATTTAAAACCAGTAATACACCAAGATTTAAAACCAGTAATATACCAAGGTAGAATAATTAATGGTTATTTTGTTAGTCTTCCCCGCGGTCGTGATATCCCCGGTAAGATTTATAGCAATAAAAGTGGTAAACTAAAAGAAATGAAACTTCAGCAATATAAAGCACCAAAGGCTTTACAATACCCTCATACTAGATTAATGGAAAATGGTAAACCTATTACTATTAGAATACATAGAGTTTTAGGTGAAGTTTTTCTTAAATTTCCAAGACCAAAAAACATACCATATAAAATATGGTTAAAAACATCTATAATTGTTAAACGGGAATTACAGAAAAGTTATATTATAGATCATATTGACAACGATCCATCAAATTATAGACTTAGTAATTTAAGATGGGTATCGACACAAGAAAATAGTGTCAATTATCATACAGTTCAAAAACATTTGAAATAGTTGTTTACATTAATTCATTTACGTGATATAATGTACACATAAATTGAAAACAGGAAATATTATGCAACTACTTGAACAAGACAAAAAAACAATCAACAACGCAATTAAAGAAGCATCAAATTCACTAGTTAGAATAGATGCTGAACGTGATCTTATTAAAAATATTGTAGAAGATCTTAATACTAATTTTAAAATTAATAAAAAGACTCTTACTAAAATGATCAAAACATACCATAAACAAAACTTCCAGGACGAAGTAGCTTCAAATGATGAGTTTGAAATACTATATAAAACGGTTGTTTCTTAAAAATCAATTTACATTAATTAATAATCGTGTTATAATGTCTATATTATTAGGGAGCAAATAATTATGGCTAAATCAAAGACAGAAAAATATAAGGCAATTGCCGCCAAGTTATCTGGTGGGTCAGAGCCAAGAGTGACTGCAGATAATTACAAGTCTGAGCTAATGGTAGCACTGTGCTATTATAATGCTTATGTTGATGATAAAACTCTTGCAAAAAGATTCATTGACTATATTAAAAAACAAGATAAAACTCTTGTGTCAACTCTATCAAAGGCACCTACTTATGAACTTACATCAGCAGGTAAACTTGTATCAATACTTAATAATGGTGGGTTTCTTCGTGAGGACCATAAACAATCCATTGACATTAAAGCAAAAGAATTATTCAACAAATATTCCCAGGTTACGAAGGTAGATGCTACTGATGATGCCAAACCCAAGCGGAATGCTCCCGTTATATCGATTGAACAAAGAATCATCGATGCCGCTAGGGCTATAAGTGAGGATATTGATTATGCCATTGATGGCTTTCTCAATACCAAGGCGTCTACCTTCTCCACTAAATCATTCCTCTTACAAAAATCTGTAAGTGGAGCAGTTGCAAAACACATTGCAAAATACTACGAGGCACCATTAAACGAGGCTCGTGAAGCACTTGAAGGCAAATGTGAACAATTGGCTGAAGGCTATTCATTCTTTACTAAATCAGAACTCAAAAGATTCATACAATTTCTGGAAAGTATTGTTAATGATTGTAAACAACATACGGTCACAGCCAAAAAACCAAGAATACGCCGTGCTAAACCACCAGCAATTATTGTTAAAAAATTAAAATATAAAGTAAAAGATGATGAATTCGATCTCAGATCAGTTGATCCTGCTACAATTGTAGGTGCAGATGTGGTTTATATCTATAATACTAAAACAAGAAAATTATTTAGATATGAGGGTGACCATGGTGCACTCTCGGTAAAAGGTACAACCATTATTAATTATTCTGTATCCAACTCAGATGTAAAAATGTTAAGGAAACCAGAGGTCTTTTTCAAAGGACTTAAAATTGGTAAACGTGAAATGAATAAACAATATAATGATCTAAAAACTAAACCAAGTGCCGTGAATGGTAGAGTTAGTGATGATTGTATTATACTAGGAGCATTTGAGTGATTATATTAGACTACTCACAAATTGCATTAAGTAATATATTACCATTCCAAAATGATATTAAAAGAAATACTGAGGAACAAAATATAGACTTAATTAGACATGCAACACTCTCTACAATTAAATCATATAAAAAGAAATATGGTAATGAATATGGTGATGTGATTATTGCATGTGATGGTAGAGAATATTGGCGTAAAGATGCATTTCCTAACTATAAGGCAATGCGTAAAGTGAATAGAGATAAGTCTGATCTTGATTGGAAATTTATCTTTAATACATTATCTGAAATAAGGGAGGACCTTAAACAACATTTTCCATATAAAGTACTTCATGTGGATAAAGCAGAGGCAGATGATATCATTGCTACTTTGGTTAAATATTCACAGGAACATGAATTAATACAAGAAGGTTTATTTGCAGAACCACAAAAGATATTAATTGTATCGTCAGACAAAGACTTTATACAATTACAAAAGAATAAGAATGTAAGGCAATGGTCACCAATGCAAAAGAAATATGTAGAGGCCAGCCAAAAAGAAATTGATGAATACATTACAACACATATTGTTAAGGGTGATAGTGGTGATGGTGTACCTAATATCCTTAGTAAAGATGATGTATTCATTAACCAAGAACGACAAAAACCTTTTTCTAAAAAACGAATTATGGAATTTATAGAACAAGGAATTGATGCTTGTCGTACTGAAGAGGAAAAAAGAAATTACCAACGCAATATCATGTTGGTTAATTTTGATTATATTCCTAAGGCAGTTCATAATACAATTATTGAAACCTATGAAACAACTAAACCATTAGGTGATAAAATGAAAGTGATGGACTATTTGATTAAATATAAATGTCGATTATTACTCGATGATATAGAGGAATTCTAATGGCAAAATATATTACAGAAATATTAACTGAGATTAATGACGATCCTCAATTAATAGAACAATATAAAAGTAACGCAGCATTAAGAATATTATTTGAACATGCGTTTATACCTGAAAGGAAATTTATTTTACCTGAAGGTGAACCACCATTTAAACCTGATGCAGCACCACTTGGTATGACTCCAGCAAATTTACTAATGGAAATGAAAAAACTTTATATTTTTTGTAGAGAAGATTTACAACCAATAAGAAGAGAATCATTATTCATTAATTTACTTGAGAATGTACATCCTGAGGAAGCAAAACTATTGCTTTCTGTAAAGGAACAAAAATTAAGTAAATTATATAAAAAGATTACTAAGAAATTAGTATCAGATGCTGGATTTATACCAGTTGAAGAACCTACTACATAAAATTAAAAATATTTTTACATTAATATCAATATTTGATATAATAATATTGTTATTTGTTGTAATTTATCTATTAGTATTATTTTGGTTATTTTATTATACTATGATAGTTTGGTAATATGAATATATTTTATTTACACGAAAACCCAAAAATTTGTGCACAGTATCATGTTGATAAACATTGTGTTAAAATGATTGTGGAAACATGTCAATTGTTATCTACTGCTCACAGAGTACTTGATGGGCATGAAATGATAGGTCATACCAAAACTGGTAGAAAAGCTAAACGTTGGACTTTACCAGATTCTAGAGAACGAATATTATATCATGCTACTCATGTAAATCACCCATCAGCAATCTGGGCTAGAGCATCAAAAGCAAATTATGTTTGGTTGCATAATCTATTACTTGAACTATTAAGAGAATATACATATCGTTATGAAAAAACGCACAAATGTACAGAGATTACAGAAGCGCTTAAAACTGTACCTCATAATATACCTGATTTGCCCTTTACGGAACCTACTCCAGCTATGCCGGATCAATATAAAGTAATGGGTAACGCAATTCAATCATACCATAATTATTATAATGGTGAAAAAATTAGAATGTTTTCATGGAAAAAACGTGATATTCCACAATTTATTCAAGAGTAAACCTAAAGTACAATTTTTTACTTTAGATTCTGCCGTACAAGAGTTACAACCTATTATTAAGGCTTCTGATTATAAACCTAAATGGTGGAGTAAAGCTCAGAATCAACTTATTGAAGATATTAAAAAATCTCATCCATTTAAATCAACAGCAAAATGTCCGGGTATATTTAATTTAATAAGACATGGCTGGATTCTTAAAACGTGGCAAGATATTGTAATTAAAACAAATGGTGATAAACAAACATTTGAATGGCAATCACCTACAACTAAAATATCACATGGTATATCGTTTAATACAAAAGAACAATTATCGGATTTTTATAATGATTGGGGTAATGCACTTAGTTGTGTAATTAAAATAGAAACACCATGGCGGGTTATTGTACCAAAAGGTTATTATTTGCATGAAGGCCCTGTACCTTATGCTGACGAAACATATTTTACAACACTGCCTGGATTCTATTCACAGGAATATGGTGTGGCACAAATAAATGTACAATTAAAATGGTTTGCATTAAATGATGAGATTCTTATACCAGCAGGTACACCTATTGCACATTATATGCTTGTACCACAACAACACTATCCAATGGAGTCAATGGTAGCTACAAAAGAACAAAAAAAATTAAACGAACTTACTAATATAGAAATTGATAGAAGATTTATTTCAGATAAGGCACAATCAAAGTGTATATTTGCAAGGTTATTTAAATGATTGAATCTTTATTTACAGTGAATGCAGGTATAATTGATGTACCTGGTATTGATAATGAAAAATTAGCGGATGAAATTCTACTTAACCCCAAAAGAAAAACTGACGATGTTACGTCTACACAATTTGAAGATACAATATTAAATGTTCGAAGAGGATCAGAATCTCAAAAATTAATTGAATATATCATAAATTATGGAAAGGACCATGATCTATCATTACATTCATATTGGTCACAAATTCATCACTATTTAGAATCTACGGATTTGCATCAACATGGCCATGTAGACTTTTCATGGGTATATTATGTTAAAGTACCTGAAAATTCAGGTAAATTAGTATTATACTTTAACGAAAATGATGAACGTGCACCGAAGTATATAATGGAACCAAAGGAAAGTAGACTTATTATATTTCCTAGTTATATAAAACATAAGGTAACTAAACATATGAATCAAGATGTAAGAATATCGATATCAGGTGATTATTTACTTATAAATAAACAATCATAACAATAAAAGGACATGTTATGCCTCTATATGATTTTAAAGATACTAATACAAATGAAGTTTTTGAAAAATTTATGAGCATTGCTGATAAAGAAAAGTATCTTCAAGATAATCCCCATATCAGATCAGTACTTAGTACAAATCCGCTCATTGATCCTACAAGGTTAGGAGTTAAAAAACATGATAATGGATTTAAAGAAGTATTGCAAAAGATTCATGCTAGAACTCCAGGTTCACAGCTTAATAAAACATCTAATATTTAAAGGAAACTATGGCTCGAAGAGCAAGACCTACTATTGTGGTCTCAGAAGATTCCACAAAAGAAATAATAAAAAAAAGTAATTCATTAACTATTAAAGCAGATATGCTCAACAAGTTTGAGCCATTAACAGATAATCAAAAAACTTTTTTTGATGCATATAAAATAGGAAGTTACTTTATAGCTCTGCATGGGGTGGCAGGGACAGGCAAAACATTTTGTGCTTTATATAAAGCAATTGAGGAAGTTTTAGATAAAAAAACTTTCTTTAAAAGAATCATTGTAGTGAGGTCGGCAGTACAATCTCGCGACATTGGTCATCTTCCCGGTGATGTAACAGAGAAGATGGAAATCTACGCGCAACCTTACAGACAAATTTGTGAAACACTTTTTGATAGGAAGGATGCTTGGGATAGGCTCGAAGAGCAAGGTTACATCAGTTTTATTTCCACTAGTTTTATCCGTGGGATGTCATTTGATGATGCAATTATACTTGTTGATGAAATACAAAATATGAACTATGAGGAAATTGACACAGTTATGACTCGTGTTGGTTACCGATCAAAGATTATATTTTGTGGAGACTATAGACAAACAGATTTAAGGAAGGTGTCGGATAAATCTGGAATTCTAAAGTTCTTTGATATTGCTCAACATATGAAATCATTTGAACGTATTGAATTTACTGTGGATGATATTGTTAGATCCAGTTTGGTGAAAGATTATATTATGGCTAAATTACGATACGAAGATATAGTGGAAAATAAATTATTTAAATAAGGAGAAAACTTATGGACGTTTTAGCACTAGTTAAAAAATGGGCAGCTGGTATAGCTGATGTTGCTGTTTCTTTAATGGCAATGTTAATTGTATTAGAAGTTCTATTTAAGGGGTCAGTCGTAGCATTCTTACCAGCAACCGATGTCATTGGTTCTGTTGTAAGTGTTGTTAAGGCTCTAGGCTCTGAAGGTGTTGTAGGCCTAGTATCTGTATGGATCCTATGGTGCATTTGGAACAAAAAATAAGGAGTTATTATGGATGAATTAATTTTATGGGTAAAGGAAAGATTAGCTGAAAGAACATCATGGGACGGTATCGTTCTATTAGTAGTAGGCGTCTTTTCTTTATTAGCACATCCTATGCTAAACATCGCTGCTTGGGTAGCTGTTGTATGGGGTGCTTGGACTTTATGGAAAGCTGAAAACAAATAAGGAATTGTTATGACATTAGAATTTTTGACACTTGACAAATTACAGAAATTACTCCCAACACGGAATGATAAAGTAGAGGAATGGTATGAAGCAATGTGCAAATACTTTCCAAAGTTCGAAATTGATACCCCATTAAGAGTTGCTGCTTTTATTGCTCAATGTGGACATGAATCTAATGGATTTACAACCTTAAAGGAAAACCTCAACTACTCGGCTGATGCTCTTAATACAGTATTCCCAAAATACTTTAAGAATGCCGGCCGAGAAGCGGAGGATTATCATAGACAACCAGAGAAAATTGCCAATGTTATCTATGCAAATAGAATGGGTAATGGTGATACTGAATCTGGTGAAGGATGGAAATATAGAGGAAGAGGACCAATTCAATTAACAGGCAAGGATAATTATCAAAGATTTGCAAATGATTTCTTTGACGATCCAGATACTGTAATGAATGATCCTGATCTTTTATGTGACCATATACCAACGGCTTTATTATCTGCAATTTGGTATTGGACTAAAAACAATCTCAATGATGAAGCAGATGCTAAGGATTTAAGAAAAATGACTAAAAAAATAAATGGTGGTTATATTGGAATGGAAGATAGAGTAAAACATTATGATCAGGCAATAGAGATATTAGATGCTTAAGCAAATCGTATTGGCAACTTTAGTTGCAACCCCATTAAATGTCATGGCTGATAATCATGAACAAAAAGCAAAAGAAAAGAAAGATTACTATATTGGATTCGGTGGTACATTTGAAGACAATAAAGATGGTTCTGATGGTTATAAAGGAAGCATTAAGTTTGGTAAAAAATGGAATGATTGGTTTGCTACAGAAATTTATACTAGACTTAAAAAGAAAGATGCAGGTTCATCCGATCAACGAGTTGAAGTTGCAGCAATTCCATCATATAAATTAACAGATGATTTATCAACTTATACACGATTTAGTATAGGTGAAAAATATGATCCAACTGAACATTATTCATACTGGGGTATTGAGCCAGGTGTAAAATATAAATTAAACTCTGATTGGTCTATTAAAACAGGAGTTCGTTTTAGAGATGCATGGGGTGAAGAAGGACAACAAGATATTACATATAAAGCAGGTTTAGGGTATAAATTAACTGATGATACTTCTATATCATTTAATTATGCTGAAAAACATAGAGATAAGGATACACAGGAATATGGTATAGGTTATACAATTAAATTTTAAGGAAAATTACTATGGAGATTGATATGACAGCAGATATTGAAATGTTAAAACTTAAACATATTGAATTAGATCATAAAATTAAGGAAGGATATACACATTTTCTTAATGATTCAGATTTAACAAAGATGAAGAAACAAAAATTAATTCTTAAAGAACATATTGAAAAATTAACAAAGGAACAACAACAATGATTAGTCGTGAATCAATGATTGATGCTCTTATTAAACACGCGGAAGGGCATATAGCAAAACATGTTACCAATGTTGAGGTATATCTTAATAAACCAGCTGGTATTGGTGAACATAGTGATATACTTGAAGGAATTGAGAAAGAACTCAAAATAATTGCAGAATATCATGATCAACTTGAGGTACTTAAAAAATACTTTCAATGAAAGCAGCCATATTAGGTAATGGTCCTTCTAGGACAAAATATTTTGATAATAAGATACACTATGATATCGTGGCAGGGTGTAATGTACCTTGGACTAATGTAGATTGGACAGTTGTTTTAGATGATGAAGTTGTAAGTAGGTGGGCAAAGGAACCAGATTTAATTACCGTGCCCACTTATTTTAGTAGACATGCTTGGATGAAAACAGACCAAGTAAAACAAAGAAAATTTTTTAAACAATTTTTAAAAGAAATAGTAGTACCAGGTAAGAATTATGACACAAGTGGTCATGTTGCCTGTAAAATATTAATGAGGGAAGGTTATACTGATATTGATTTATATGGATTTGATTCATGGTTTGAGGATACAATAGAAAGTACTTCACATGAACTGTTTAATAATTATCCAGATAATAAAGCAACTTTTATAAGAGGCTGGAGAAAATTGTGGAGTGAAATGATGGAAAACCATCCAGCGGTAAAATTAAACTTTATAAGGTAATACAATGCATAAGTACATTTTTATATTATGTATATTATGTAATAGTTGTGCAACAAAGGTTATTGAAGGATATCCAGTTGAGGAATTTTTAAGACCAAATGGTTGGAATGACCATTATTATGTAGGATAAAATTATGAATAATGATATAAAAACGGTAGTTTGGTTTGCTATAATTGGTGGTATATTAATGTTATTATTAACAGGTTGTGAAGAAGAAAAACAAAATGATTTTGAACCTATTGGTGTATTTGAAAGTTCAATTAAAGCAATAACACCAGCAATCACTGATGATAACTATACAGAAGATGGTAGAAAAATACCTACATTAAAAGAAGAATATAGATAGTGAAAACATTTATTCGTCATGATTATCCTGTGATTAAAAGAATAACCACCGATGAAGGCAGGTTATATGAAGTACCTAATGGAAATAAATATCCATCTGTAACCACAGTAACAGGTAAAATGAATGAAGAGGCCATAAAGAAATGGCGTGCTCGTGTAGGTGAAGAAGAAGCAAATAAAATATCAAGCCGTGCTGCGAATAGAGGCACAAAGATTCATAGCTTGTGTGAATCATTTTTAAAAGGTGAACCATTACAAGTTGATATGTTTGACCAGGATTTTTGGGATAACCTAAAACCTTTTGTCGACAAAATAGATAATATACATGCTTTAGAAAATATGATGTACTCGGATAAACTTCAATTGGCCGGTACAGTTGATTGTATCGGTGAATATGAGGGTGAATTATCTATTATTGATTTTAAAACAGCAAGTAAATTAAAGAAAGAAGAGTGGATACAAAATTACTTTATACAAGCAACTGCGTATTCAGTCATGTTTGAGGAACTATTTAATATTAAAGTTCCAAACATAGTAATTATAATAGGTGTGGATAATGAAAGTCCACAAATTTTTAAAAAAAGAAGAAAAGAATTCATTAAACAACTAGTGGATTTACGACTTTCTTTTGAATAAATTGGTTTACATTAAATAAGAAACGTGATATAATGTAAAACAATAAATAAGGAACTATTATGAAAACCTTATGTTTTATACTAGTACTTTTCTGTATTTTATTAGTAGGTGCAATATTTGAAACAAAATCAATATCTGCAGAAAAGATAGAACCTAAAAAGATTTATTATTCAGCTTTAACAGAAGATGCAAGAAGACAAGTTGAATGTTTGGCACAAAATATTTACTATGAAGCAAGAGCAGAATCAGAAGAAGGCCAATTAGCAGTTGCTCTTGTAACATTAAATAGAGTATCTAGCCATTTATATCCAGAAGATATTTGCCATGTTGTAAGAGAAAAATTAGGCAAAACCTGTCAATTTACATGGTGGTGTGATACTAAACTAAAAAATAAAGCAGTCAAATATCAATACAATACACAAGAAAAAGAAGTATATGATAATATGAGAAAAATTGCTCTATTTGCTTATGTAAATTATGAAGTGATTGATGATATTACTAATGGTGCTTTATTTTATCATGCAAACTATGTTAATCCCAAATGGCGTAAAACAAGAACAGCCAAAATTGGTAAACATATATTTTATAAGTTAAAGGAAGACATTTGAACGAAGATCAGGAAATAGAAACGACGAAGGCATTATTAGGTAACTTAACTAATAATGTACATATT